GGTTAGAGATAAACATAACCGCAGAGGACAGGGATAACGCTTCGGAGATCAGTATGGCATATGCTGCCGATCCTGTGCGTACTTCAAAGAAGGCTACGCTTAAAAATATATCACGCACCCCACCCGCTACCCTCCTACTAACAGATAAGATCCTAAAAGATTTTGGGCATTCTGTTGTAGAGAGCGCTACGCAGGTGAGGCACCTCGTCACAAACAAACTGATTGAGGAGACAGAGAACCCCGACCCACGGGTACGGATACGTGCCTTGGAGTTGTTAGGTAAGATCAGCGATGTGGGGTTGTTTGCAGAGAAGTCCGAAGTTACAATAACGCACCAGACTACAGACGACATCAAAGAGAAACTACGTGGGAAACTGGCTAAATTAATAAACCCAGCCGATTCTGATGTAGAGGACGCAGTAGTCGTGGAGGCCCCGGTCATATCGTTGGATGATACACTGGGGCCTTCCGATGCCTAGCCTATCTGTAGCAGAGGTCGCAAAAGACTTAGACTTCTCTCCCGAAGATGTACAAACAATGCTTGATAACCTCGATCAGTTTAGTCCTGAAGAGGTCGCAGAGATTGATAAGATGGTCGATGAGCTGGCGAGCAGGCAGCGTAACGACAAAGCCAAAGACGATCTCATAGAATTTTGTAGGCGGATGCAGCCAGATTATAAGGTTGGCAAGCACCACCGCATCCTCGCAGACATGCTGATGGACATTGAGAAGGGGGATAAGGACCGTATATGCGTCAACATCCCACCCCGACATGGTAAATCGCAGCTTGTGAGTATCTTTTTCCCTGCTTGGTTCTTGGGGCGTAACCCCGGCAAGAAGGTTATGATGGTGTCCCACACTACCGATCTCGCTGTGGACTTTGGACGTAAGGTGAGGAACCTGATATCGGTAGACGACTACAAAGAAATATTTCCACAGGTAACGCTGGCGGTAGACAGTAAGTCTGCGGGGCGGTGGAATACAAACTTTGGAGGAGAATATTATGCGTGTGGTATTGGGTCTGCACTTGCAGGACGTGGTGCTGATCTTCTGCTTGTTGATGACCCTCATTCTGAGCAGGATGTTATTAACGGAAACTTCTCTGTGTTTGAAAAAGCATACGAGTGGTTCACCTTCGGTGCCCGTACTCGCCTTATGCCGGGCGGTAGGGTTGCAATAATCCAGACTCGTTGGCACATGGACGACCTCACGGGGCGTGTGACGACAGATATGGTCAAGAATCCAGAGTCAGATCAGTACGAAATCGTGGAGTTTCCTGCCATTTTAGACAGCGAGGACTCTGACGGTAAGCCGATACAGAAGCCGTTGTGGCCTGAGTTCTTTGATTTAAGCGCATTGTTACGCACAAAGGCGTCGATGCCTACATTCCAATGGAACTCGCAGTATCAGCAGCAGCCGACAGCCGAAGAAGCGTCGATTGTTAAGCGAGAATGGTGGCAAATATGGGCAAAAGACGACCCACCCCACTGTGATTACCTAATTATGTCGCTCGATGCTGCCGCAGAGAAGAATAATCGCGCCGATTACACCGCGCTGACGACTTGGGGCGTGTTTTTTAACGAAGAAGAGAACGCACACCATATAATTTTGCTAAATAGCATCAAAGAAAGGCTAGAATTTCCAGAATTGAAGGGTCTGGCGCTCGACGAGTATAAAAACTGGGAGCCAGATGCGTTTATTGTGGAGAAAAAGTCCTCTGGCGTAGCTTTGTACCAAGAATTACGCCGTATGGGCCTCCCAGTACAGGAGTATACACCTCATAGGGGTACTGGAGACAAGATGGCTCGCCTTAATAGTGTATCAGACATCATCGCCAGCGGGTTTGTGTGGGCACCACCCAAGCGTTGGGCCGAGGAGGTCATAGAAGAAGTGGCAGGGTTCCCGTTTATGTCCAACGATGACCTTGTTGACTCTACAGTTATGGCGTTATTGCGGTTTAGGCAGGGTGGGTTCATCAGATTACCCACAGATGAGTGGGATGATGAGCCTACATACCGTAGGCCTGTGGAATATTACTAAACTTCTATGTTTATCTTAGTACCTTGCGGCCTGTCAGCAGTGGTCTTAGTGCCAAACCTATCATAAGCCTTGCCTAAGTCCAACTTCTGCTCTCTGAGCGCCTCCAGATGCGTGTGATTGGCCCTATGCTCCTTAGCTACCCTCTGCTCAGCCAGATGCGCCTCTATGCGCTCACGCGACTGCGTTTGCTGGTGTATGTCCGACTGCACGTTAAACGGTGCGCTACCTATGCCTGATACGCCGTCAGCCATTACCACCACCCCGCGCCTAAACCAGTCAGCCATGTGCCGCCGACTAAAATAGCCGCCAACATAGAAAACAGTAATATCAACAGCAGCATTTCAAAGAATGCAGCCTTTCGCTCTTGCTGGCGATACAGAGTTTCTTCCCGCTCCTTTTTAATCTTGCGGCGCAGCTCCACCATTTCGCGCCAAGTGCCATAGCCAAAGCGGTTGTTCAGCATTTGCTGCAAGTCTTTTTCTTGCTCTGCCAGCTTCTTCTGGTGGATAATGATCTGCAAAGCTTCTTGCTCTACAGACCCAGATGAAAAAAGCTTAGTAAAGATTGGCGGGTTCTTGCGTTGTTGCTCTGCTCTGCCAAGATCAGCAGCAAAGCCATACCACTTGCCAAGCTGACCAGCCACATCTTCTAGTTCACGACCCGCGTAAACCATCTTACGGACAAGATTAAAAGCCTGTGTGGCCCCCGCAATAGCTGTAAATGGGTCAATCATGTCTTTCTCCCCCTACCAACAACGATGTATGGCGGACAGAAGTGCTTCCAAGGAACCCTGACCTTGGCTGGATACTGATAATAGAACTGTGAAACTTCTCTAGGGCACCTGTACTCACAGGTCTGATGCAGCCCTATAGTCGGACTTTGACTAGCTAATATCGCTGTTAGGGCGCAGATGAACATATCCCATGCCTATCTCCCCCTATTTTTCTGCAAGTTTATCTATTTTGGCTTCTAGCCTTACAAGATGATCGACAACTCTCCCAAGTTCTCCAGAATGATCTTCTCGCTTTACATAGTTTTCCCTTGTCATGTTCAATAATATGTTGAGACGTTTAACCTCAGATGCGATTTGATTGGCCCACCACCCTATAGGCAGGACCACAAAAGTTAGCACGATGTTCCAAATCAACATGTTATCCATGCCTTTGTTTTACAGGAATATAATATTTGTTTCAATACGGACGTTGGGGTAAACAATACTGGGGCACCCCTCCCAATGCCCTAGTCGAGGTGTGGCGGCTTCCCCCAAGCTGCCCACCTCGACACTAGACCGCCGGGAATTAAAATGATAAGTTACCCACAAGCAACGCTTATGGAGCGCACATGGCTGTAGAAAAACCCTTAGTTCCTTCTGATTTAGAGATAGAGACAGATCCTACAGAAGAAGAACTTACTATCGAAGTTATAAACCCAGAAGCTGTGTCTATGGAGACCGAGGATGGTGGGGTTATAATTGATTTTGAAGGTGGCTTGTCTGAGCAACTGGTAGGCCAAGACCATGACTCTAACCTTGCCGAATTTATTGACGAGTCTGATTTAGAGGCTATGGCTTCTGAGTTAGTATCTGATTTTGAATCAGATCGTGAGTCCCGTGCTGATTGGGCTAGAGCGTATGTAAAAGGCTTAGACCTTCTTGGCATGAAGATTGAGGAGCGCCAGCAGCCTTGGGCGGGTGCGTCTGGGGTATTTCACCCCGTGCTTACTGAAGCTGTTGTACGGTTCCAAGCACAGGCTATGGGGGAGTTATTCCCCGCTTCAGGCCCTGTTAAAAGCAAGATTATGGGTAAGCTTACTCCAGAAAAGTTTGATCAAGCTGAACGTGTGCAGAATGAGATGAACTACCTCTTAACGGAAGAGATGACAGAATACCGCGACGAGATGGAGCAAATGTTATTTAAGCTCCCGCTAGCGGGATCTGCGTTTAAGAAGGTATACTACGATCCGCTTATGGATAGACCTTGTGCGGTGTTTGTACCTTCAGAAGAGTTCGTTGTGTCCTATGGGGCGACAGACCTGATGACATGCCCACGATATACGCATGTTATGAAGAAAACAGAGAACGAGA